GGTGGGGTCTGAGGCTTGGAAGCCTGTCCGTTGAGTTGCAGGGTTAAAGTCCCAGAGGGAGCTACGGGGTCTAGTCATTACGCCATAACGGATTGCGTCATACAGGTGGTCTTCAGCATTCGTGTCTACGTCTTCAGGGTTCTTACGATCCAGTGGAATAGTAGGTAACTGAGCTAAGACGTTTGTGCACGTAGAGAAGAATACAAGGCGAGGCTTCTCAGTGAACTCATCAATCTGTAACCTACGATGCAACTCGTTCTTACCTGCTACACGAGAGCCTCTTGAACGGTCAGACGGACGCCAGCGGCAACCCTTCATGTTCATCTGCTCAGCTAGGCTAGGTCCAGTGTCACCACGTTTATGCCACAGCGAGGAGTCAAGCACCCCATACCTTATGCCACCATCTTTAGCTTCTGCTTCAAGGATAAGATCAGCGAGATCGGTTGCTGTGACCTTAGAGCAATATAGTTCACGGTAAACGATAAGTTGTTCGTCGGGTGCAACGGCAAACCACACGACACCAGTATAGCTACCATATCCATAGTCACAAGCCCTAAACTTCATCCATGAGGATGGGATTTCAAACGGTTCGATAACGTGGATGCTACGTTTAAACTCAGGGAATGCCGCACCTTCGTTGGTATCCCAGTTACCTTCAAGTAGTTGTTTCCTTTGGTGCTCAGGCAGGGAGAGAAGCATAGCTTCATACTCACCAGTCTCAGCCAAGTAAGGGTTGTCAAAAAGGCTTGCCGGAATGAAACGACGTTTGAACAGGGGTTGCCCTGCTTTACTATGACCTGCAGGAAACGTAATAGTCTCGCCCGTCTCAATGTTAGTAGCCCAGAAGGCTTCTCCCCAACGAGCAGGATCAATGAATGTCTTCTTGACCCAAGAATGCCCAGCGCCACCAGGGTTAGTGGTAGCCCTCATATACAAACCTAACTCGCTACTATGTGCACTACGTAGACGTGAACGCATGTAGTCCCAAGCAAAAGGTGTAGGCCACTGCGTAAGTTCGTCAAAGCCAATCCAGTTAAACGCCTGACCTTGGTATCGTGTAACGTCCATATCCTTATCTAGGTAGGACATCCACAAGCGACCACCACGAGGTGTAATCCATGAGGACTTACGTTCTGACCACTTAATACCCGGAATAGCACGAGGGTATAACTCTTGGCTCTTCTGGATCAGTTCACGTAGTTCTTCCGTAGTGTGACGCACAAGCAACCCAGAGAAGTTAGGGTTGTTCAAACCATGAAGAGGGTCTGCAAGCATAGCGTAGGATTTACCGCCACCTGCTGCACCACCATACAACACTTCCCTTTCCGATGCAGATAAGAACTGCGTCTGGGGGCCGGGGTTTGGTTTGAACACAATGTCCTGTGCTTCTTCCACGTTAAACTCAGCAGCCATCGCTTGAGCAGGAACTGTGGGAGTAGCGACAGTTTCTACTTGCTCACTCTTCTTGTTGGACTTCCGAGTATGCCCCGACCCCGCCTTTTTCGAGCCGCTCAATCTCCGCAAGGGTTTCTTCGAGCCGCTTGGCGAGTCTGCGTTTAATAGCAGATGCTTTCTTACGTCTTCGCTCAACTTCTACTCTTTTCCTTAATCCAGCTTCTGTTATCTGTCTACCTGTTTGTTTAGTCAACCAAGCAGCAACATTCTTGTAGCTGTATTGTCTTAAGTGTTGTTTCGCTAGTTCTAACGCTTCAAGCTCATCAGGGATAGGTTCATAGAGTTTGTCATTGTCAGGGTGGATGCGGTAGCCAAAAGGAACAGCTAGCTTTGAAACTCTAGCTATAACGTGCCACTCTCTTTCCTTACCCTTCTTGGGCTTGGGTAGTTCCCAGAACCCTAAGTCTCTATCGTAGTCGTATCCTGCCACAGCTTACTCGTTGTTGCCTTCTTTAGGAGGGAGGTAGAAGATACCGCCAGAACCAGAAACTTCCATCTTCTCTACTTTACCAAGTCCTGCACGATCAAGCAAGTCTTTTGCTGCAGTCATCTTCTCTTTGATGCCAAGCTCAGTCGGATCATAAAGAGCACCAGTCATAGCCATAGCAGCTTTAGGTGCAATACGTGCAAAGTAGGTGCGGGTCGCATCTGCGATCTCATCCTTAAGGGCTTCAACGATAAGCCGTGTCGGAGTGTTCTCACTGTAACCTGCCAGCTTCTTAGCAAGCACAACATCGCCCCCAGCCTCATCGAAGAGAACTTCAAGGAACTTCTGTTGATTCTCTGTCAGGTTACGTGCCATAGTCACTTTCCTTTTACTACTTGACGAAGCTCACCACGAGTAACGCCAATGTCTTTAAGCTGCTTATCAGTCATAGTCTGAAGAACGAAGTAAGCAGCACGTTGTTCTTGCATCTTCATGAGTTTGTTAAAGAAGGTCTTAAGCATCTGTATCTCCTATATGCTACGCTGCATTGCAGCACACATAGTTATACGTAAGAGCTTATGACCTACCAGTTACATTATAGCATACCCGCTATGATTATCCTACAGGAACAAACGTCTCAGTCACAGTGCACAGAGCATCTACGTGAGGCGGGTTGGCACCTACAGACTTAACTTGAATCTTGTCACCAGGTTGAAGCACAAGAACTGCACCAGTAAGCAATACATATTCACCAGACGACAGGTTCTTACCACCGATGATGTTAGACTTGTAGCCTGTCGGGTAAGTAGCTTGCAGTGCAGGTGGAACATTCTCAGCAGGAATATCCCAATACAGATACACACTAGTGTTGCCATTAGCATTAACTACGTGAAGCATAGATACTTCAGCACGGCAGTTTGCAGGGCAAGTGTAGAGATCATACAAAGTGCTATCAAGCTTTACATCAGCCCAGTAGCTACGAGTCCGTGCATTCTTGCCCTGCGA